CGTAATTGCTCCCCCGAGGGGGGCGTTGCGTTGCAGTAGGGATTTGATGGATTTCAAATCTCTACACTGCCAGTCGAGCACTACCCTGGATTGAGTAATGCTTGATTGAACGTCTCAAATGCCTCAGCGCCATTTGAGAAGCTGTTGTAGAAGTCTCCATCGTGAAGACGTTCTCCAACACGGCGTGCTACCACGTTTGTGAGGTGGAGCACGACTTTGGTCAGGGGATCGCCCATAAGGACTCCCCTCACCAAGCGCACGGAGTTTATGTTCGTCCCGACGTCGGGGCGCTCCGTGCCGATGTGTTTTAATACGCCCGTGGCGTAGAAAAACACTTCCCGGGGTTCGAAGCACGTTTTGCTTACGATAGCCCGGAGCAGGCGAGGGATGCCACATTTGATCATCCACGCCTGTCCCAGATCACGTGCCACTGAGTGTAGCATTTGATCGGTCGCCTCTTGATAGTCAGTACTGACCATGTAGAGGTCTGTGAAGGTGTCTGTCCTCTCGACATAGCCTTCATACGGGTTTTCTTCGCGACTTTCGACGTTGAAAACCATGTCTCTTGCGTCGTCTGACATTAGACGGCAGAAGAGATTCCATCCGTGATTGGACTTTCCCATCCCGGATGCACTGCTGCGAATTCCTTTCTCAAGAGGCTTCGCAACAATCTTGTTTACAAGATCTAGAACGATCTTTAAACAAGCACGGGCCTTGGTAACGCTTCTCGCCTTACCAGGCTCCTTCACCACCGTGAGAAAAGCTTGCTTGAGCAGGCCCGGTGGTGTTCGGAGAACGTGGTCTAGCGCTAGCCAGAATACCACTTCTCCGGTGGAGTCGAACGATGAAACATGTTTATTCATCTCGACCCTCCCGGTGTCTAGGTCCCGGACAGGGACGCATTCACCGATCGGTAGAGACGCGAGTAACTCTCTCGCTGCCTCTATCGTACCTCCTTCCCGCCTGGTCTTTTCCCAGGAGGAAGAAGTGCTCACCGTAATTCTTGCCTTAGTTGCAAGACCGGTGAACGACTCTGCGGGAAGTTCATCTAGAACTTCACGTAGAGCAGCCCGACGGAGTAAACCGGCACTAGCCGGCTCCGGCGGGGGCTCCCGTCCAATAGTGCGTAGAAATTTCACTTTGGACTGGAGAAGGACCAGTGGTGGCGGCGTTCCGCAACCCCTAGTCTGAGACAGGATCCCGCCAATATATGTTTGACGAGGACCTGTCGTGCATTCGTAGCGCCTCCATGCGCCGACGAATTGCATGCACCAATGGGGCACCTCTTTGGCGTCCCTAAGTGCTTTGTTCAAGTCACCTCGATTTGAGTGTTCCTTGAACCACTTCCTACTCTGCTTGAGTTGCGAGTAGGCAGTAGTGACGGTAAGAGCGAAATCTTTCATCTCACCGTCAAGAAACTCGTCCCCGATTAAGGCGGATAAGTTTCCAAGTGTGAACATGTCGAATCTTTCCCATGTCCACACTTCTTCGGGATATGCCAGATATCTCTGGATAAAGATCCCGTCGACGGTCTTGAGAAGTTCAATGAACCTATCAGACCGTGCCTTCTTTGAAGTCTTAGTGTCTTCAAAGAGAGCCTCGATTTGACTCTTGCTTAAGCAAGGGTCAGTCGATCCTCTAAGAAACCTGTTTATCCGGGTCCTTAGAGTTCGAGCCCAGCTCCTGTAAGGAGAGCCGGGGTCGTTGCACAACACTCTGAGGTGATGACCCCAGTGTGTGTGAGCATACACGACATGTAATTGTACATCCGTGTCTGCAATCTGCGAAAATCGAATTTTCGACTTAGCAGATCCCTGCCAGTTCGGCCCAAGAAGCCTAGCTGGGAGCGGGTCCTGGAGACGAATCCCGTCTCCGGACCAGACGACAGTCTTTGGGTCCTTTCCCAAAGATATGCCGAGCTGACGGCCGGCGTGGATCTTCCACGGGTCGTCATACTTGACACGGTATCTGCTTGATTTGCGGAACCGTATCAAACTCCCTGGTAACCTCTCTTCGAGGGTACTCGGGACATCATCAGCTTCCGATCCAGAGGTTTCGGAGTCTGAGTCTAACATCATTCCATCGTTTTGATTGATGATGTCAGAGATCCTGCTGGTCTCCTCAAGGATTTCAGCAAGACTTCCGGATGGACTAACTAGACCTTCTAGTGTCCTCCTGACAGTGAGGTCACGGGATACCCCGTTTTCCCCACCGTACTCCGTAAGAGCAAATCCTGCTCGAAGGAGTATTTCCCGATTCTTAGACACAGTCTGCGAACCGGAAAATCTGAGAATCAGGCACGATGGTACCTGCTTCGTAGATAGGTACTTTGTCCCGTCAACATAACGGGCCAAAGCATCTGGTATAGTGGGTTTAATCCTATTCCCATTATACCAAAGGGGAAGTTCAGACATAAGTTTGAACACCCCATCGTGTAGTGATGAACCTAACGGTAGGTTCAGCTGTACGTTCCTAACGATGCCTGACATGGTTCAGGACTAATTAGGTTAG